TCATAGTAGTGAGGTAGACTGCTTTTAGCAAGTTGAGTTTGGAGTTTTCTTGTGGTGAGTCCCATCAGAATTTAAATCCATCAAATGACTTTTTGGGTTTTTGACTTTCTTCATAATCATACTCTTCCTCTTTCTTGTTGTCAAGAAGATCGCTCTGAGCAGACTGTTCACAATCATACAGTCTCATCTTGGCACGATCAATACCAACAATAAACCTCTTATGAATGGTGGGGTCATTGTACCTATTCTTCAACTGCTTCACCATAATTTGTCCCAAGTCTTCAAGCTCATCTGTAGAAATAAGGGCAAACATAAGATCAGCAGTAGCAGGGAGACCAAAGGATTCAGAAGTGTCAGTAAGCTCAACATCAGAGCTACCATAACCAGAACGAGTGGTCTGCGTGGCAGAAACGATAGGGACGTTTGCTTCAACAGCCAACCCTCTAAGCTCCTCTGCAATAGCTTTAATATAGCTATATGAATTGACAGAGCTATTTCCCCTATACCTGCTGGAAGCACAAATATTAAGGTAATCAATGAAAATAATATCAGGTCTAAATGACTTCTTAAGTGCAAGTTCATTAAGAAGTGACTTAAAGTGTCCAGCATGAGCAGAGGCAGTAGGATACTCTTTAATGATTAGAGTGCCTTGAGTTTTCTTGGCAAGGTTATTTACCTTAGTCTCAAACATATTCTTGGGCAAGTCACAGATGTCCTGAATATTAACATTCAAGAGATTTGCGTCAATTCGCTCAGCAATTTTCTCTTCTGCCATCTCCATTGTAATGTAGAGAACGTTCCTCCCTTGCAACAACACGGAGCTAGCCTGGTGGCACATGAATAGAGACTTGCCGACACCTGTACCAGCAAGCGCGATATTAAGAGTCTTGTTAGGTAAACCACCTTTCGTGATTTTGTTGAAGTACTCAAGGTCAAATTCAATTTTATCCTCCTTTCTGTGATAAGACTCATATCTGAGTTCATAGTCCTCAAGATAATCATGACCAACATGATTATCAAAACTTACTGCCAGTGCATCTGAAAGAATAGATGGAATGGCATCTGGTGTTTTCTTGTCATTGCCACCATCAGCAATAGAAATAGACTCAAGTAGTGCAAGGTAAATTGCTCTATCCCTGCACCACTTTTCTGTGGTATTAACTAACCACTCAAACTCAACAGGAATCTCATCAAGGTGGTCAATCAGATTGCTGATTTGATTATAAGACTCTTGATTGATATCTTTTCTTTTTTCAGATTCAATCTTTAGAACTTCCTTAGTAGGACATTCATTGTACTCATTAACAAAAGAAGAAATCTCTTCAAAGACAATCTTGTATTGAGTTTCTTCAAAGTATTCACCTTTGAGGAAGGGAAGGACCTTCCTCAAGTATTCTTCATTGTTGATTAAGTTCTTTAGTACAAGAAACTCAACCTTCTCCATAACTGAACTCACTCCTTGCAATTTGGTCTAACTGTTCCATTACTTCTGGGGTGAAGTAAACTTCTGGCTCTTTAAGGATGGCTTTGGCATAGATTTTTTTGCCATCAATTTCGTACCTTCCTGCGACATTCTTCCAAAGTCCACCGACTTCACCGAGTTCAAGAAGACCATAATAACGATCAAGACCACGCTCATCGTAGTAAAGACGTACTGTAACATCTTTGTTCTCCTTGCTCAAACGCGACTTAGCAGTCTTAGCTTTGATAAGATTGCCGACCACTTCTGTTCCATCCTTTTCCTTCTTTTTGCTGAGATGGATGATTGTACTTGCTGCATACTTGAGGCCGCTGCCTCCGCCCATTTCTTTAGTAGGTACATATGCTCCGATGACATCGTAGGTGTGATTTGTAACGATCATTGGGATATTTGCTTGACCCAACTTGAGAGTGAGCATTCTAAAAGCACCTTTGATAAGTTGGGATTTGGTCATGTCCCTAACTTGTTTATCATTCAGTGCATCAGTGATTTCTTTCTCAGTGGAAAGCATACCCAGAGAGTCTAGCACAAACATGCAAGGTTTGCGTTCATCTTCAGGTTTTTTTAAGTATAAGTCCACTGCTTTGAGTGCCTTACTACGGAACTCTTCAACAGTAACTACATTAACAACAACTAACCTAGTGGTATCAATGTGCCTAGATTCAAGAAGGGACTTGGTGATAGCTGCCTCAGTATCAAAATAGAGACAATACCCATCGGGATTGGTATCAAGAAAATTCTTAACAACGGCGAGTGAAAAGAAAGTCTTTCCAGTAGAAGACTCTCCAGCAATAGCAGTAATCTTATTGCCAGATACACCGCCAAATACACTACCTGAGACCAGTGCATTAAAAATGAACGAACCTGTGTCAACGTAATTTTCTGTCTCGTCGATTTCAGAGGCAAGTTTTGTGTAGTCATCACCAATCTCTTTTACAATATCCTTAAGAAAGTCCATTTTTCTCCTTCATGTAGTTCATTTTGTAAGACCATAGTTTGGCAAAGAGAGCATCATCCTTATGCTTTAATAAGGAGAGAATCCTTTCAAACTCTTGTTTATTAATAGGCAATTCCATTATCCAAAGAATGATTCTAGATTTACAGATTTCTCCATCTTCCATCCAATGGCATCAAGAATAACCTTGAGAGGTTCTAGGAATGCTTTCTCAAATTGTAGGTCATAATCAATGTATTGGTCAAGTCCCAATTCTTTGGGAAAGTCAGAGATAAATGAAATCACATTCTCATGGATGGTATTTGGTTTTTTGAGGTAACAGAACTTGATTTTCTCACCATTGTTAATGGCAGAATATTTGTTAGTTAGTTTCCTCTCTTTAATGTAGTGATTATAAAGTAGAGCACCTCTTGCATGAATAGGTGTTCCTTTCTGATAGATGGATGAATAAGACCTATACTTGTCAACATCAGAAACAGTTCTTGGGAAGGAAATCTCTTCAGGTGGGAGATTCCTAAACTTGGTTCTGCAACTGTCAATGTAATCAATCACATCATCCTCAGTGGCACTCATCATCAGTTTGAGGGCAGACTTAATCATTGTCCTACAAGGAGCAGGAGTAGATGATTTGACAGCTTCAATTCCCATAATCTTGAGTTTGGGTTCAGTGTAGGCAACACCCTCACTGTTCCACACATTCAAGATGTATCTTTTCTTTGCAGTCCAGATGCCACGATCAGCAATGTTCTCCCTCTTCATCTGCATCTTTTGGTCATATGCATTCACATAAGATGCAAGATTCTGGTAACTCTCTTCAATGAAGGGTTCCAACTTATCTTGACAAACTTGGTCAATGATAGAAACAATCTTGTTCTTATCTGTGACCTTATTCCCAAGAAACTTACTAACAATAGGACCAAAGTTCAAATAGATTGAATCAGTGTCTGATGCAATCACATAGTCTACATCTTCAGTTTTCAACAGGTTATTTAGATACCCATTCATCCTATTTTCAATCCAACGAATGGATACCTGACCAGACAAAGTGATTGCCTCTGCATTAGCAAGTTTATAGTACCTGAAGTACTGGTTACCAATGGCACCATAGCAACTGTTCAAACAGATCTTACGAACCATCTGGAAGTTGTTGAACTTAGCAATGTCCTTAACTGTCTGATCCCTTAGTTTGAGCAGTTGAGCGTCAGACAATTTAGAGTAGTCATTATCAGAGACATTGATCTCCTTCTCTGCACCCTCTCCTGCACCACCAATCAAATAACCCACTACTTCAGACCCCTCTTTTTCAACTCTGCTTCAATGTCAACTAATTTCTGCTTAGACTTAAGCATCTCTTTCTTGAATGCCTTTCTCTCAGCATACATCTTTTCCATCAACTCTGGCATAAACCCTTTGACATCCTTCCTAAACATTGCACCATTGGCACAAACTGCATAGTCTTTGTACATCTCAAAGGTGACCTCTTCACCCAGAATCTTCTTCACACTGACATTTGGATGCCTTTCCTCTACCAGAGTCTCTGGAGAGATATTGTATTGCATAATCAAGTGTGGATACAGAGAGTTCAAGTCAAAACTCACAACCCAATCATACACACCTGGTTTGGGTTCCTTCACATAGGCACCAGCAAACTTATCACTCTTATCACTATCATCCTTTTGAGGAATGACAATGTTCCTCTTCTTGAGGTAGTTATAGATGATAGTATCCCACAGTCTCACCTGGAACATTGGATCAACAAAGTTAACCTTTGCATCAAATGCCATTGTAACAACTAGTTCAATCAGGCGAAGTTTATCTTCCAACCTATCAACTAGTTCCACGTCAATGATGTTGTAATCTACAAACTTCTTCCAGTTGCCATTGTAGAACTCTTTGAAGGTATCAAACTCAGAGTGGTCCAGTTTCTTCTGCCCAAGTTCTACCTGAGCAATGTAATCCAGTCGATATGACTCTTGGTTCACATAGGTAAACTTCTTATAGAGTTCAAGATAGTCAAGAGTGGTGATGCCACCAATATCAAAGATCTTGTGCTCCCTGCCAGTGATGAATACATTCTTTTGAGTGACAAGTCCCCACGGCGAAAGATTCTTCTTCTGCCTTTCACCTAAGACCCTATCAACCCTTCCACAGATGTAAGGGATGTCATACAGACGAACATTCCAACCTGTAATAACATCTGGCCAATCTTCCATCCAATAGTTTACAAATGCCTGAAGCATATCTGCTTCTTCTTTGTAATAATGATATGTCACATTCCCTTGTGTAGGAGTATATGGTTTCCTCCCCCAAGTGGTAATCTTCTTTGTGGCATAATCCTGGATAGAGATGGTCAACATCTCTTCAGAGCAAGAGTCTGGGTCAGGGAACCCCTCTTCTGATGCAACCTCAATATCAATGGTCACAAGTCTCATCTTCTTTACATCAAACTTAATCTCATCCTCAGGATAAGTATCAGAGATGTATTGATAGATGTACCTCTCATTGCCATAGATTTTGAATCCATCCACACCATCATATTTCTTGTAGAAGTCTCTACAATCTCTAACAGTGCCAGGTTGAATCTTCTCTACATATTCTCCTTCCAGTGTTCTGTATGGGGTTTCACTATTTGATTTTACAAAGAGGGTGGGACGATAATCATCCTTGTATTGAACCCTCCTACCATTTTCATAACCACGAACGAGGAACTTGTCCCCAACCATCTGAACATTGGTATAGAATTTCATTACTTCAGAAGGTCCTCGTACTTTTCAACCAGTTTACTATTAGGTTCAGCAATAGTCAAAATTTTATCAGAGTGAATCATAAATGTATTCTGTCTGGTAACCTCAACTAGCCAAGGAACCAATGTCCCATCTTGATTGAGAACAAATGGTTCAGTCAACTTGCAATCAGGTTCACCAAGATCAGTAGGAACTTCTTCAATCTGAGTCAGAAGACTCATGTTGTTCGTCAGAATCAGAAGCTTCAAGTTTTCGGTTTTCATAATTTTCTACACCTTTGAGGTACATATCTTTCAATTTATCTAGGGGGTTAACAATACTGACAACCCAATCTGTTGGCACAGGAATGATTTCATCCTTGCTCAAAGGCATCCACGGAGTCAGTTGCATCTTGAATGGAGTGGGTGTGTTTCCTTCTTTTTCTGACTGAGAACCATACAGATTC